TAACTATTTAGTAGGTCAGGGGCAAGTTGGAACAGTAACAATTAACTAGGAGTAGAACATGGGATATAGAAGCGCAGCTGACGGAATTACCAGCAAAGGTAAAACCAAAGGTAGAAATTTAGGTGATTCAGGTTCTGACGTCAGTACTATGGTTGGTAAAAAGCCAGCTAAAGGTATTGCTGGCGGAAAGACTAATGAAGATATGTTATCTATGGGCCGTAATTTGGCCAAAGAAAAAGCGAACGGATGCTAATCATGGCTATTAACAACAAACCAGCAAGTACATATGCTAAGCCACACACAATGAGCGGCAAAACTGTCGGCAATGAATTACCTGCAGAATCAACAGAAACAGGCGCGGAATTTTTAAATAACGCAAATATTGGCACTGGCACAACCACTAAAGGTAACTACGCTAAAACCAAAACTGACGGCATTGAAATGCGCGGTGCTGGTGCGGCCACTAAAGGTCGTATGTCACGCGGTCCAATGGCTTAAGGGTAAACCCGAATGAATTACGAAACGCTGTATAACAACATACAAGCCTACGCCGAAAATACAGAACAGCTATTCGTAGCTAGTATTCCTGTATTTATTCAGCAGGCTGAAGACCGTATATACAATAGCGTTAACTTACCTTCATTACGTAAAAATGTTATTGGCACCATAACAGCTAACAATCAATATGTAGCTTTACCCAACGATTGGCTGGCTAATTATTCAATCGCGGTTATTGACTCTTTAGGTAATTACAACTACCTGTTAAACAAAGACGTCAACTTTATCCGTGAAGCATATCCAGCCACAAACGCTATTGGGTTGCCAAAGTACTATTCCTTGTTTGGGTCTCAATACAATAATGTGAATGAGATGACTCTGATAATTGGGCCTACCCCAGACCAAAACTACCAAGTGGAAATGCACTATTTCTACTACCCACCAACCATTGTTCAAGGTCAAATTAGCGGCATAGCAGTAACAAACTACGGTACGCTATATACCAATGGTGTATACCAAAATGTTCCTTTAACTGGAGGCTCAGGTGTTAATGCAACTGCTGATATCGTTATCGTTGGAGGCTCAGTCACATCCTGTAGCGTTAAGTTTGGCGGCAATTTTTATGTCGTGGGCGATGTTCTTTCTTGTTCTTCCCTTGGTAGTACTGGTAGCGGCTTTTCTATCACAGTAACAGCCATTTCAAATGCAAGCGGAACTAGCTGGCTGGGCGATAACTACGACCCGGTTTTGTTCTATGGCGCTATGCGCGAAGCTATGATTTTCATGAAGGGCGAGGCCGATATGGTTAAGTACTATGAAGACAAGTACCAAGAGTCCATGGCACAGCTTAAACGCCTCTCAGATGGTATGGAGCGTGGCGACTTCTACAGAGATGGCCAGCTTAAAATTAATACTGGTGGTAGAGGCTCATAATGGCTATTATTCAAGGGCAGACTACGGTTTTTAAAGTAAATCTTTTATCAGGGTTGGAAAACTTTGCTGTTGGCACCCCATATACCTACAATATCGCCCTTTATACTGGCAACGCTAGCCTTAATAATTCAACAACCGCTTATACAACCGCCAACGAAGTATCTGGTGCAGGTTACACTGCCGGGGGAAAGCCCCTAACCATTACACAAGTGCCCGTAGGCGACACCAATTCAAACACCGCTTATATATCTTTTGCCCCCGTAGTTTGGACAGGAGCTAGCTTTACTGCTAGGTGCGCCTTAATATATAATGGTACAACTAATGCAGCGGTAGCGGTTTTGGATTTTGGTTCGGATAAAACGAACACATCAGCAGGAACTTTTACTGTAACATTCCCAACCCCCACGGCGACAAACGCCATTATTAGAATTAGTTAGGAGCAATTATGCAAAAAGAATTAGCAAGCTGTGGCGATAACGCAGAAATTAGTATGCAAGCTAACGCTATTAAAAACGAGACCCTTGGTGTTGAAGGTCATTGGTACGTTGAGTGCCACGATGCACAAGGTAATTTAAAGTGGACTGAAGAGTTCCCAAATCTGGTAGTTGCTGCTGGTAAGCAGTTAATGCTTGACACCCTGCTAAAAGGCTCTGCATACACAGTTACTGGCCCATATTTAGGTCTAACAAATGCAACTTTAAGCCCAGTTGCCACTGATACTATGACAACTTTGGTTGGTGGTGGTAAAGAGTTTACTGCCTATACAGTTGGCGGCTCTGCTGTTCGTGGTACTGCAGTGTTTGCTTCTTCTACCTCAACTGGCTCTACGCCATCTAACGTAACTTCTTCTACAGCTACTGCAATTACCTACACAATTACTGGTGCTGGTGGTACTGTTTACGGTTGTTTCTTGGTACTAGGTTCAGGTGCTTCTAGCGCACAAAGCAACACTGGCGGTACTTTATATTCTGAAGGTAACTTCTCTGTTGCAAAAACAACTACAGCCGGTGACACTGTTTCAGTTACATATAGCACAACTGCCACAAGTTAATTAGGAGCCGTATATGGCGTTCTTGGTAAAAGATAGGGTACTAGAGACCGCAAACTCTCCGGGTACCGGAGTAGTAAATTTACTTGGCGCAGTAACAGGATACCAATCTTTTGTTACGGCACTAGTAACAAGCGGCACGACAACGTATTATTGCATCGCCGACCAATCAGGTAATAACTGGGAGGTTGGCCTTGGCACTTTCACGACCACGTCTGGCAATCAATTAACACGTAATACAGTTTACTCATCATCAAATGCTGGTGGAACAGTTAACTTTAATGCTGGCTTACAAAACGTATTTATTACGTACCCTTCTGAAGAAGCTGTTTTTGTAGACCCATCAGGCAATACATACGCTCCCAATATTGGTGGTACAACTGCAAGTGCCGGTACTTTTACTAATTTAACGGCTAATACAAGCGCTAGTTTGTCCCCTTCCGGAACGGTAACTGTTAATCCAACTACAGCGGGCACAATCAACAATATGTCGATTGGAGCTACGACACCTAGCACAGGTAAATTTACCAACTTTACGGCATCGGGCACGGCTTCTTTTACTTCGACTGGCGCAGTACTATTACCTGCTGGCTCAACTGCACAAGAACCAGTTAGCCCAACTGAGGGCATGATTCGCTATAACACCGACACTAAACAGTTTGAAGGTTATAGTGAAGTGGCGAGCACACCCGGCTGGTATTCTGTTGGCGGTTCATCAATCAGTAATGATACGGCTTCATCAACAGCGTACTATCCATTATTTGCGCATGCTACATCAGGTACAGCGCAAGTTATTTATACTGCTAACACAGAGTATTTATTTAAGCCTTCTACTGGCGAATTAACAGCAGCTGAAGTTATTGCCGGTAATGGCATTTTTGTAAACAACCAAACAATTTCTATTAGTTATACGATTCCTACAGGCTATTCAGCATCAAGCACAGGCCCTGTAACGATAGCTAGTGGAAAATCAGTAACCGTGCCTTCGGGCAGTAGATGGGTGGTTCTATGAGTTCATTAGTTATCAGTGGAGATACATCAGGGGCAATTACCCTTCAAGCACCTTCAGTTGCAGGTACAAACACATTAACACTCCCTGCCGCTACAGGCACACTAGCCCTCACCTCCGGCTCACAAACCTTCACCAACCTCACAGTTACTAATGATGCTTTTATATCAGGTCTTACTGTTGGTAAGGGTGCTAATGCAGTTGCTTATAATACTGTAATTGGTGGAAGTGCTTTATCTAGTGGTTCATTAAGCGGTAATTTTAATGCTGCTTTTGGATATTCTTCTTTATCAGCAAATACTTCTGGCGCACAGAATACAGGTGTTGGATATTATTCGCTTTTAAACAACACAACAGGTTCTGGTAATGCAGTATTAGGTTCGCAAGCGTTATATCAAAATACTACTGGTTCTTCAAATATTGCCATTGGTCAGCAAGCACTTCAAGCAAACACCACCGCATCTAATAACACAGCAGTAGGTTATCAAGCTGGGTATAGTAATACTACTGGTAGTCCAAATACTTACATTGGCTATAGGGCTGGTTGGACAGGAACAACAAACAATGCTTGCACCGCAGTAGGTTATCAGGCTCTTTATTCAAACACAGGAAATGGCAATACAGCAGTTGGTGGTTCTGATAATGCTACTTATGGTGGTCCATTACAAAGCAATACTACTGGTGTTTTAAATAGTGCGTTTGGTGCTGGTGCAATGGGCGGAAACACAACTGGCTCATATAATACTGGCTTGGGTATGCAAGCGTTGGCTTCAAACACCACCGCTTCCAACAATACCGCAGTAGGTTATCAAGCTGGGTATAGCAATACTACTGGAACTCAAAATACTTATTTTGGTTATTATGCTGGTTATTCAAATTCAACAAGTGGCAACAATTCATTTTTTGGTCAATATTCTGGTCAATCAACAACAGGCGCACAAAATACATTTATTGGGCAAGGTTCTGGGTATCAAGTTACATCAGGCTCTAATAACACCATTCTTGGTTCTTACAACGGTAACCAAGGCGGTTTAGACATTCGCACAGCAAGTAACTACATTGTGTTATCTGATGGTGCTGGTAATCCTAATGCTTATTGTGATAATAATAAGTCTTGGGTTTTAAATTCAGCTACAACATCAGGAAATACATTAACAGTTAAATCTTCTGCTGCTGCGACTGGTTTACTTACTTGTAGTGCTGGTTTTTCTTCAGGAACAGCGTATTTTGGTTACTTTGTTTATAACGGTTCTGCCGTTGGTCAAATTACTTCTACTGGTTCAACAACATTATTTACATCATTATCTGACCAAAGATTAAAAGAAAACATTGTTGATGCTGGTTCAGGTCTTGCTAAATTATCTAATGTAAAAGTTCGCAGTTTTGATTGGAAAAAAAATCAAGAAAAAACAGATTTTGGTTTAATTGCACAAGAACTTAATGAAGTTGCGCCTGAAGCTGTTGTTGTTGGTGTAGATAAATATGATGGTTCTATTGATAAGCCTTGGCAAGTAGATTCTTCAGTATTAGTGCCAGCAATGATTAAAGCAATTCAAGAACTCAACACCTTAGTAACAACCCAAGCAGCCGAAATTGCGGCACTCAAAGCTAAAGTAGGAGCTTAACACATGGCATCAATTCTCAGTGCAGGAACATCTTCTGGCACAGC